ATTCCGACGTTTACCATGTGTTCGTTGTTTGTGTAGGGCGATCTGCGTTACTCCTGTCAAATTGACATATGCACCTGTGTCGGGTAGTGTAACGTTTTGAATGGAGAGGTCCGTACCTTTAACCATCATTTGGCAGTTGATCTTGTGGAATCCTCCATCACCCACGACATACCCTGTCGTCATAGTTTGGCAAGCCATAGCGATATCATACGGGCGACCGTATTTTGTCGAAAGCGTACCAATACTATACTTTGTGTCACCTTTAATTGTCTGGGATGCACAAGTAACGGTTAGTCGCTGGTCGTCTGCTTTTGCCAGTGTCCAGGTATTTGCATAAATGCACTCAGAAAATCCACCCCATGAATATTTTGTTGCAATGCCTGCAGGTGCAAGCTCAATGCTGTTGTATGCAAATTGCGCGGCATAGGTGCCCGTTTTAATAGCGCTTACAATAGCGCCCGCAAGTAACTGATACCCTGCATCATTGGGGTGAATGTTGTCGGACGAAAACAGTGTATAATTGTGCATGATCTGCTCACATCCCGGCAGGTATGCACAGTTGCTCTCACCACATGCGGCATATGCGGGCAGTACGTTATTGGCAATGTTGGCTCTGGCTTGCCTGTCCGGGCTCCATGCAATCATACCAATATGCACAATGGCATTCGGAAAATTTGTTTTGCAGAGCCCTGCAAAAGACGCAATGTCTGCCGTGATTGTGTTGCCGCTGTAGTTGTTATCATTGTACCCACCGAAAACATAAATATCGGTGATTTCAGCCGGGGCCGGGATTGTGGGTAATACGGACGTTACAAGATCGGCAAATTTGTAGCCAACCCTAGAAAAACCATACCCTCCTTGACATGCTTTGTAATAATCGCCCGTTGCAAGGCCCAGAATTTGCGGGACTTTTTGAGCCCATCCCATGCCAGGACTTACACCGGCCCCCTCTCCCATTGAATAGCTGTCACCGACAAATAGGTACTTTTTTGGGCGTGCAACGTCATGCAGCTTGTCAATCTCGTTTTGGAGCTTTTTGTCCGCCTGCTCGCGGGCGTTCTGCTCTGCTGTGATAGCCTGCTTGCGGGCGTTCTGCTCTGCCGTAATAGCCTGCTCGCGGGCGTTCTGCTCTGCTGTGATGGCCTGCTGCAGCTGTGTATCTGCATGCTCACGGGCGGTAATTTCGTCGGCGATCTGCTGTCTGGCGGTGGTGTCCTTAACATGGTAGGGGACCGCGTCAATGTTCATTTTGTCGAAATCTGCCATTGTGACCTCCTTACTTAGAAGAAGCTGTGTTGGCGCTCTGCGCGTTGCTGCGGGCAGTGGGGTCTTTTACGGTAATATCCTGGCCACCCAGATTAAAAGTAGTTACTTCAGGCATAATAGTTACCTCCCTGTAATGGTGATGGTTTGGTCCTCGGGGCTGTACACATGTACATCCCCGCCGTATATGGTGCTTGCCGCACTGGGCGGGAATCCTAGGTTAATACTTGTATCGCTGGCCCGGTACCACGCAGTGGGCATATTGAACAGTCGGGAAATAAGGTCAACCACAGATACTTCGATGCAGTTTGTGCCAATAACCACAAGCGACGTCTGCGGGATGGGTTGGGGGTTTGTGCAAAGGACATCACCGACAAAAAACACGCTATTAGCAGGTAATTGTTCAGTAGCGGCCTGCCCGTTTTCCTGCTGCGGCACTGCCGTGATAGCATTTTTAAGCGGGTCAATAAAATTTTGTAACGTGAATACGGGGGTCCAGTAGTCAGTATTTGTGATCTGCACCCCCTGGGGGACGGGCTGAACGGAAAGATACGCAGTGCCGTCCTGCGGGTCCAGAACCAGGGTATTTTGCGCGTACTGGCTGGTGATGTCCCACTTAATGGGATCCGCATACTTAATTGTATTGAGGCTAACAAAATTTGCAAGTTTCCGATTGAATTCATTAAGCGCCTCAATAATCCAATCCAGGTTCATATCGTGAAAATTGGTATAGGGTGCCTTGTGAATCGGATAAATGTCATTCATTTGCTGTCATCTCCTTAATATACCAGCAGGCAAAAGTTTGCCTGAATATCTGCAACGATCTTATTCACCGCGTTTTTGGCGGCAAGGGCCAGCTCCTTGGCAATCAGGTCTTGCGGGTCTTTGCCAGCCCGGCCCTTTTCGGCCACCGTGTCTTTGTACTCATCTTGTGCCTTGGTGGTCCCGTCATTGGTGGTTGTCTGGTCGTCGGTGGTTGTGTCGGTGCCGGTGCTGGTGATCTTGTTACCGGTGCCCAGGGTGGTGGTACTCTTTTCGGCGGGCACAAAGGCCCCGCTGTCAAAACCCGTCACGTCCTTGGTAGTGTTGTCACTGCCATTGTTTTGGCCGATAGTGGTAAGGTTCGGGGTGCGGGTAGTTTTGCCTGCCACCACGTTTTTGCTGCTGTTGGTGCCGCTGTTGGTCCCCTTGTGCTCCACGGTCCTGGTGCGATCATCGGAGGCCAGCACGTCATAGTCAAGGCCCAGGGCTGCCGCGTACCGGGTCCAGCTGGGCAACATGGTTTCGGAAAACACACCCAGGGCCCTTTTCATCGTGGGCCCGTCGGCATACAGCACCTCCAGCTCCAGCGTATCAAAAAGCAGCTGATTGCATACCGCCTCTTTCGATACGCTGTCAGGCACTTTCAAATCGTTGAATAATTCGGGGTATCCTGCCAGTAACCCGTTAAAGCTTAGTGTTGCGTGCATTGCTGTTCACCTCCTGTGCGCCGGTGTCGGGTGGGAATCTCCAATCAACCCACAACTGTGATCTGTCAATGCGGAAAAGTTTATGCACTCGCTCACAACTGCGCTGCAGGCTGTCCAGCCACAGCGACGCTTTTGCCGCCGTTTCGACATTGTTCGAATTGACCTCATCTGTTAGCATGCGCTCTTTTTTGCTCGTGTTGGTGTTTGGGATGCCTACTTCGGTATCAAAAAGCGCTTTGATAGTTTTGAGGGCCGTTAGCAGCTCATTGGTGATAAAATTGCCTTTGAGGTCTGCCGAAAAGTACATCCACGGGCTCTGCCCGGTGGCCCCGGTCTTTGACGCTTTGAGCAACGAGGCATCGACGAAAACAGCGGGGTCACCCTGCATGATCTGATCAAACATCTTTTTAAAAGATTCTGCGCCGGCCTTGTTGCCGGCAGCGAACACATACGCCAAACGACTGTTGATTAGATTGCTCTGGATGGTTTGGGCGGCAAGGGCCATCATGTCCCCGTAATATGCCACAATATCCACCATGCCCCTGTAGTCAGGCTGCAGGTTGATGATCTCGCACTGCCGCCCGATCTGCAAATATGGGGACCCCTTAATAAAAGGATTTGCAACGATGGAATGCGTCGGGTTGTAAAAGATATTGATACCGGTAAGCCCCATGCGATCATATACCAGGCCGTACCGATCAGTGTTAAATACCGTCACACCGCCGGAACCAAATACCAGATATTGCAAGCGGTTACTGGGCCAGGTTTCGGGGAGTGTCCACCGGACCATAGACACGGCCTCCAAAAACAGGTATTTTCGGAAATAGTATGACAGGTTGTTGCCCTTAGTGTGCATGACGGACGGTGTCACCGGTGATACATGGGCATTGATCTGCTCGTAACTGTAGGGTGCCGTCATAACAGCTTGCCCCCCTTTGCCATCTTAAACAGCAGCCACACCGGCAGCTTGCCGGAAGGCCACGGACCCGGCCCAGGACCCGGCCCGGGGGGATTGCTTGCATCCCATTCGACTTCCCAAGTTCCCACCTGGTTCGGAATTCCAAGAATAGCGGAGGGGTCTGATCTGTTCGCGGTCCCATAGCCGCCTACCCAGTATTCCCAGTGGGTGTGGATGCCGGTTACATTGCCCGTCCGGCCCTGCTCGCCGATATACTGGCCCCAGGTGATTGTTTCGCCGACCTTGTGAATCTGCCGGGCAAAATGAGCAGCAAGCCAATAGCTGTTATCGCTCATCTTAACTACGATGTAGTTGCCCCAGGAATCGTTGCCAGTTGCGCCGCCTTGCCATGTATGGGCTGTTACGACCGTACCGACCATTGGTGCATATGCTTTGTGATCTTTATGCACCGTGTCAATGCCGCCATGGTAGCTGCCGTCGGAGTATGCGGGGTATGCCGCCGATACCCTAATTGGTGATACCCCTGTAATACATTGCTTATATACTGCCATTGTTTTGGCACCTCCTATTCCAGAAAAAAGCCGTTGCGCATAAAGCTTTTGACGCTGTCGATCTCGGCAGCTGTCGCCGGCAGTGCGATGTCGGGGTCATCCACCATGATGAAGCCCGGAATCGTGGACAGCTGCACACGCTGGCACAGGGGCCGACCGTGATCATCGTTATTATCGTCCACGATAATTTTAAATCGGGCCACTATATATGGTGCCATGTCAAAGGCTATTGTAGACCCTGTAGCGCCTTTGCTTGCGACATCCGCATTAGTTGCTTGTGCTGCATTTAAAATACCGTTTCCGACGTCCGAAAAAGTACCGCCGGATAATGCCGCTTGTAGACCTCCAAACGCTGCAGCAATACCGGTTTGTAAAAGCCCACCACTGCCGGAGGGGATACCAAAGTTAATATTTGACAGCTGCACCGACACACCTAGTTTTGCGGTCGTCTCGTGTATCAGCTGCTTGTCATTGGTAAATATGCGCAGTACGCTGTCACCGGTGAAAAGATCCGCCACATATTGTATAGATAATGTGGCAGCCCCCCACATTTTAGAGGCATCAAGGGGTATCACTCCAAAGGGCTGCAGAAAAATAGTGTAGTCCGTGTATGGGGCAGCATTGCAATACTCGCCACGATCTGCCGCCTGGGGGTGCTTCGGAACAGTCACACTTACCGATTTTTTAAAGTTGTTGTTATCTTCGCCCAAAATCCACCCGGGGACATCCACAGACCACCACCCGACATCAATCTTAGCCACAAGCGGCAAATGTGCGGTGAGTTCAGCGATGTCGAATGGAAAATAGTTGCAACTTACAATATACTGATACGGATTGAAAAGGACCTTTGTCAAATTGTCGCTGATTTCGGAATTATCAATACTAAGGTATGACACATCAGTCAGCAATTTTGCAGATAGTTTTTTAGCGTTTCCGGGGGTCATAACTACATAGGTTATAGCTCCGATAGAGTTGGCATTTTTGGCAATAAACCCTATCACGAAAAAACCACCGCTAATTGTTTCAGCGAATCCACCTTGAAAAGAGGTGGTTACGCTCTGCACTTTGGCTGTCGCCGGGTAAAGGCCATCCGAAATGGTGCCATCATACTTGGCGGACGACCGTACAACATACTCAGTTGCGTTGCTGATCTGGGCCCGGTAACTTGCAAGGGTGTCAACCGTCAAGGATGCAATCCAGCGTGCGTCAGAATATGTCCAGTTTTTAATCCAGTAGTACCGGCCAAAGATGGGGATACTGCAATAATTGTACCCGGTGGGGTTGCTCTCTGTAGCAATCTTAATTTCGGGGTCAATGATGGTACACGGGGCTTTAAGGTTGATCTCAAACGACTGCCCACCGGTGGGCAGCTTGGTGCTGTTTGAGCGCTTGGTGATCTGGTAAAATATTGCCTGCATGCTGCGCACCTCCTTATAAAATAACCGGCAGGCAATGCCCGCCGGTGCCGGTCAGGACTTAGAGGGGTCTGCGTCCTTGTGCATAGTGGTTTTGAGGGTGGTGGCTTTGGCTGCGCGGCCCTCGCTGGGCGCGGTCACGTCGCCCGCTGTCATCAAAAACAGGACGGCATTTTCGGTAAAATCATCGTACCAGCTCCAGCCGTAATGGTACCAAAAATTGGTATACAGGCCGCGCGCGTTCATCGGCGTGGGGACGACGCGGGACAGCTTCGGAGTGTACCCGATTGCATCCCAGTCCAGCAGACAGCCAAACACGTTGGTCAGCTGCACGGTTGCATTTTTGGTTGCCACGCCTGCGGTACTGGTAACAACAGGGGTTGCGGCGATCGTTTCCCGGTCGTCGATGTCCTGCCAGAACGTGACCTGTTCCGCGTCACGGTACCGGAGCATGTCATCGTGGAATACCTCCGGAATAACGCGGGCATCAATCTGGCTCTGGGTGCCGCTGTACAGATACAGGTGCTGGCGATCATACGGGGTATGCCGCATAATGTTGTAAGTCTTGCTGCCGATCGTCCAGTTCTGGTGCCAGTTGATCGTGCGTTCTTTCATCAAGCGGGAAATGTCGTTGATACGCCCGTATGCAAACTTAGCAAATCCGGGGAAATTGGCCTCTTTGTACACGTCGGCAACCGTGAGCTTGGTGCCCTGCTGGGCGTTGTACTCATCCAGCAGGTAAATCACGCTTTTGGGGCTGGTGACGGTCATGCCGGTGAGGTGGTTGGCCATCAGGTTGTTGGCCAGGTTGCGCCGGTCGGCCTCAATCTGGTTTGACAGATGGAGGACAAAAGAGGACCAAAACTGTGCCAGCTCTTCCGGCCCCTTAAATGCTGCCTGCATCTGGGTGTCGGCCTGGGTGTACACGCGGCTATAGTTGGTCTGACCATAATAGTTGGTCTGCAGGACCTGGGGCTTGTGTACCTCGTACATGTCGACGCTATCGCCATCTTCCAGGGCCCAGGCTTTATCCGTCACGGGGTCAGAATCGCAAAAATTGATCTTGCGAACGTGGTTGGTCCAGTCGTCGCCGGTAACCTGCAGGCGCTTCATCGGCGCGTCATAGGGCCGGACCGCAAAAATAGTGCGGCCCAGCACCTGGCTGATTGCCTTGGTGTAGTTGTCGGGGCCGGTCAGCAAAGTGGCCTGCGCAACAGATACAAAACTTGAGGTGTCCACGATGGGAGACGTGGGCTCCTGGCCAGTTGCCATCTTGTTGACCTCGGTCAAAATTGCGGCAATGTCCGCAAAACTCATACCAAGCGGCATCTTATTTCACCTCCTGCCCAAAAGTGGGGTCAATAATCCGGGCCGTCACCGTGCTTGCATCGGCTGCGGGCTGCTGCTGGATACCAAGGCCCAGCGCGTTGGCCTGCATGGTCTGGGTCATGGTCTGCATTGCCTGGGTGGTGGACTGCTGACCCTGCAAAATCTGCTGCAGCAGAGCTTCAAGGCCATCATACTGGCCGACGGGCTGCGGGGCGGGCTGCGGTGCGATCTGCTTGGCGGGCGGAGCCGCCAACGGCGGGACCTGCTGCGGGATAGCAGGATTCTGCACAGCTGCGGGGGCCGTCTGCGTGGGCTTGTCCATGGCCTCAATCTCGGCTTTGGTGTACCCGGCCATGGCAAGGGCCGCTTTTTCACTGATTTTCAACTTTTTTCGCCTCCATAATAACGTACATGTCATGTGCCAGGCACTTAACTACCTGGTCTTTGTCGCCTTTGGTGACAGGACCCACGGCGCAACACTGCCGCGTGCGGGCATCGTTGGCCCAGTCACTGTAGTAGCCCAGGCCCAAACGGGTACACAAGTCAGCCAGCAAGTATGCACGCTCGTTTGTAATCGACTGGGCAAAAATAATGTAGCATCCCATGGCAATCACCCTTTTTTGATGTCATCCAGGGCCAACCGCATTTCGGTAATAGCGGTTGTGTTTTCTTTCACGACCGTATTGCACTGATACCACATCAGCAAAAATGCTGCGATGGGAAAACCGACGTTAGAAATAGCCTGAATCACAGTGTTAGCATCCATTTTGTGTACCTCCGTAAAATATGATTAGAATAAAATCCCCGGTTCTTGCGCTGGCTGACGCTTGCCCACCCCTTCTGGGGGCTGCCTTTGGGCACCGGGGATTATCTTTATTATATGCGATTGTGCGAAAAAATCAAGTGGTGCTGCAGTATTCGCGGAAAAATATTTCGTCTGAATACCGCTCAAACTCAATTTGTCGCTGTAAATATGCGGGCCAGATATACCCATAAGCGGCCCGGAATCGTTTGCGTTCATAGTCGCCGGTGCCGTACATTGGCATATCGCCGGAGCGGTGCCGACATACATAATAGACGGGTTTGCTTTTATGCTCATAGATACAGCACCGGCCAATCTGCACAAGTGGGTAATATTCGCGCAAGGGACGGGACGCCACAAGGCTTTTTTCCTCCGCGCTGTACTGGTTTTCGATTGCTGACCGGTAAAAGTCTGTTCCGCTCATGGACCGGTACAGGGCCGTATTTGCTTTTTCCTTGGCGATGGGACTATCCACCAAGTCAATCAGCAAAATGCCCTTGTCTTTTAGCAGCTTGATGCGCTCTTTCTTTCCGATCATCTTTTCCACGGTATCGGTAATATCCCATTGCATATAATAAGGGTTCGCCATGCCCACGGCATTCGACATGCACAGCAGCGTGATGGGCTTTTGTCCTTGCAATTCGCGGTTGCGGTTGACCGTCTCGTAAATGTTCGCAAGGCCCACGCCCTCTCCGCGCCGGTAATAGTCGGATTCCTCCTTTTGATACTCGTCTAAAATTATAATATCAGTATTGGGGCTCGAAAAGCCACGGGTGCGGGCCATTGTGACAACATTGCCCAGCACCCCAGACATTTGCGCCGGTCGAATAGGTACACCAGTGTCAGTATAGGCCCCGGCATTGCCCACCTCGTACATGCCAGCGATTTTTGACATCTTAAAGGGCGCATAGTGTGTTTGTAGGTCGTTGTTCAGCGGGGACCATGGCCACATAAGCGGGGACGAACAAATCAACTCCGCCTGCTGCGGCGTGCGGCGCAAGTACAAAAACTCTTCTTCCTCCTCATGCACATGCTTGAGGGCTCCATACGTTTTGCCGGTGCCGCGCCCGCCCCAAATAAAAATGATGGGGGCCCCTGTGGATAGAATGCCGTCATCCTCTGAAAAGTTGGGCCAGCCGTCGTCCGTGTATAGCTTAATCATGTAAGCACCCCCATTGATCTGCCATCGCCTCGGCGATGCCGGGAAATGTTTTGCTTCTTATTTTGGGGTCGCGTTCTTTTCGGCCTTGGAATTTGCGGTAGTTTCCGTGGGCGTCTTTGCACCCGCCGTCCATTGTAAAAAATGTACAGTCTCCGTTAATCAGCGGCAAAACGTCGCCTAATATATGCCACTCCGGATGCCCACCGGAGGGCTCCTGAATATCTGCACTGTATGCTTCATGCCCGCGGGCTCTGAACGCTTTGCAGACAGCTTGCGATTCTTCACATGCGACTAAAATTTTCATATTACACGACCTCCATGATCTTGTACCCCAGTATCTTGGCATATTCGTCCGTAATTCCCAGGGTGTAGGTGTTGTCACAAATACATAGGTTTCTCGTTATGTGTACCGTGTGCCCGTCAACTATAAAATCTGGCACCTTTGGGCGATCATTATATACAACCTGGTTGCCGGCAGCCAGGCAAAACGTGAAGCCAGGCTTAAAGGCATCAAAGCCGCCCCAAAGAGCCAATTCAAGGCCGCCTTTGCGCTTGCTGACTCCTGCTATTGTGGTTGTAATCCTGCCGCCTTTGGTGTAGGTGGTGGCGTACTTTTTTGCACCCCAGGTCATAAATTCCGCATAACTGTGTTCCTGCTCGTACACGCCCATATAATGTATATGTCCTTTGGGGTCTGCAGCACAGGCACCATTATCTTTTGCAAGCTGCTTGACAGCCTTGTTAAATTCCGTCAAATCAATGTCGCCCATGTATTTGACGCTGTCTGTATCACAGTACACGCCATTTTTGCCTGCGGCCCATTGCGCGATCTTGAGGCGCTTGCGTGTGTGGGCCGTGGTCCACACTCCCCACTGATACGGCAAAAACAGATGGGGGCAATGGTCGTTATAACTGCCCTCTGGGTCGTCGGCACACTCGCTCCACAGGTTGTCGGGGTCGTCCTCGTCAAAAAGTGTATCCAGCTGCAGCGGATCTTGTGCTGTCATGCCGTAATAACTGTTAAGGTCGCCTTTGGCTTTGACATAGTACAAATCTTGACCCGCTACACCTTTGAGGGATGTTTTGCCGGTGTAGCTCTCTTTGACACAATCTGTCAAGGGTTTGGGCAGCTTGCCATAATCGGACGTGTATAAGTCCAGCACATTGAGGGCGTCCCAGTCGTATTCCTTGGCAATAATTCTAAAATCAATATCTGTTATGGTGATCTCGAAATGATCTGCGGACAGCAGGCGGCCGTTGTCGTTTATGTACCCTTCACAATGCCGGACCTTTGCCAACGGTATGTAGGGGAATCCCCACCACTTATACCGTTGCCGTAATCCTTTGATCTGCAAGCGCATCAGGCAGGCTTTGCCGTGCCGCATACATTGCATAAGCCGCTGCACGGTGGCCGGCTCCTGCCGAAATGGCGACATCGGGAAATAGCATTCGCACTGCACCGCGGGGTAGGCGCTTGACATATCGACGGACCCGACGTTCTCAAGATGCAGCCCAGTATAATACCGGTTTGCATGGGTGTCACCGCCCCGGAATGCTTCGCGCAACATTTGGTACAGTTCCCAGGACGGCAGCAGGCGTTTAACGCGGTTGATGCCCCATTTATACATTGCCTGCCGCGCCATGCGCCGAACGTATCCGGTTCGTGTTAATGGCAGAGTATACAGGTCGTCCCCGTCGCGCTCCATCTCAATTAGCAAGCACTCTACAATGCACCGCACATCATTGATGCAGTACGCTAGTTCTGTAGATGTCAATGGGGTCCAGGGGTACCGGACTTTGGAGTAGTCAAGGGTGCCTGTTAATTTTGCATGTGGAGCACCCAGCTGCTTGCCCCATGCGTCAAGGGACAGATTGCTGTGTCGCATACTGCACCGGTATTCTATTGCGCGGTTGTCGCATTTCAAAACTCGCCGGGGCTTGCTGGCAAACACTTCACCGGGGCCAAAAGTCATGACCCCGGAAAGGTACTGAAACTCATGGGCCAGGTTATGCACATACATGCACAAATACCAGTTGCCTTGTGGGCCACTATTGGCCCGCAAGTAATCGCTGATCGTGTCGGTAAAATGTAACCATTCGTCCCAAGTGCGGCCTATGATGGTGACATCTAGCCCGAGCTGGCATTGCCAGATATACATAATGGTATGGGGGTTTCCGTCCGCATCGGTGCATACTCGGCTGGTTTCAATGTCAAATGCGCACGGCATATTTACGTACAAGCGCTTTTTGTTAGTTTTGCGCTTTTTGCCCTTGGTGTGCTTGCAATCCAAGTGCTCCATGAGCCACGGCACGGGATTGTAATTACAAGCCTCCACCAAAACCTCCGCGCAAGTCGGCGGAGCTGCTGCCGTCGCTGTATTCCCAGTCTTTGCCATAACTGACCTCGCCTTGCTGCCATTTCACAAAATCATCAATGCTGACATTGTAGCCGCCTTTTTCGCGCCAGTACATGACCGGCTGATCTGACGGATAATAATACACACCGGAGGCTTTGACGATCTCCCACCATTCGGACAGGGCAGTATACTGATCTTCAGGGACCTCGGACACATCAATGCCGCCGACTTTCATTTTCTCGGCAAATTCCTCGCGGGCTCCGCCGACAGTGGACCCCTTAGCGCGGACAAATCGTGCCACATCGGCAAGGGCTTGTTCCAACGCTTTCCGATCTCCGCGCATCGCTTTGATGGTAGGGAAGCCTCCGGCAAATTCTTTATAAATGTCGCTCGTGCTGCTGATGGGGTCCTTTGACAGTCGCTTGATACGTTTCTGGGCAATGTCACGCAATCGCGTGTATTCCTTGCGCATCTCGCGGTCAGGCCATGATTCTAGGGCATACGGGGTATATAGTTCCGCGTCATATTTAAGTGTTGCGCTTGCTTTGGCTGCACCTACGGCCATGCTTCTCACGTTCCTTTCTTTCCAATATCATCAGATACCAGTCAAGGGGATCTGTTTCAATATCCAGGTACCGGAAAAGGGTTTTGGCCCATTCGGAGCAAAAAAACTTTGCGTCCTTTTCGACCACTCCGCTGTATACAATAGCCATTGCAAGGCCCTGGATGGGGTCGTCACTCTCCAGCAGTATGGACGTGTTAATGCTTTTCATGGTGATCTCCTAAACAAATAAGGGCCACAGCACAAAGTGCTGTGGCCCCGGTCAAATTAAACCAGGTTCAGGGACAGGACCTGACCCTTCTTGGTGCTGATCAGCACGGGCTTGATCTTCACAGGTTCGGCCCAGGTGTCCGGGGTGCCCAGCAGCGTAAACATGCGTTTGAGCGACTGGTAAACACCGACGGACACACACGCGTACGACTGGCCGTCCTCCGTGATGAGGACGATACGCGGGGCGATCACCTTGTCCTCCGGTGCATCCTCCTTGCTGACCTCCACGCATTCCACGGACACATGCACCAAGGACAGTACCTCGTTGACGTGCTCTTTCAGCTTGTTGACGGGGTTGCTTGTCGCGTTATAAAACGCAACTGCTGCAGAGCGGTCAGTAAGATTCATGTCGGTGTACCCAAGACCGGTATTCATCACATCAGCCACCGTCATAGCGGTACCAGTGTTTTCGGATTTGGTCATTGCTTCAGACATAATACAAAACTCCTTTCATTTGGCCCTGTCATCATCAGTACCGGGCGGGCGGTCCCGGTAGACGGCCCGGAGGGCCGTTTCGACTAATGCTGAAAAATTTGTGCATATTTTCTGTACATCTTTTCGGCCCCATCTCGTACAAGGGTAGCACCCCGGCGCATTAAACATACCTCTGCACTGTTGCCTTTAAGCAATTCAACTTGTTCAGCGCAATGACTAAGAGCTTGCCGGTACCCAGACAGCCACGAGCGATCATTAGCAACTCTAATAGCGTTCTCGGAATCCTCATACTCGCAGCACGTCACATGACCATCCGGGTGGATTTCAACGATAAACTTGCGCATTTCCATCTGTCACATCTCCTTAAAGCTCCATTCGGCATTCAAAGCCTCTTCAAAATCGGGGTTGCTGCCGTTACATGCTTCGGTGGCATAGTCGTCAATGTAGTGGACATCTTCCACCAAGTAGGCACCATCAGCATCACGGTCAAGGGACCCGGCATTCAGGTACTCTTCGACGAAATCCATGCCGGTGTTATTGTCATACATATGGACCTCTGCAGTATGGCCCAGTGCGTCTTTAATAATCATGGTAATTATCTCCTTTTATTTAATGGTATTCTCAACATGATACTTATTATATTTTTTAGTTACTTCCACTATAAGCTTGTTCACTGGGATATTTGCGCAAATTATAAGCGCAAAACAGGATATCAGTACATGAGATAGTTCTTCTAATATTTCATCATAAGACCCCTTTCTATTTCTTTCAAAATGCGATAAAGCTACAATGAGTTCTGCGCATTCTTCTGTTAATATTTTACTTTGCGAATATCCATCGCATTTTCTAAACAAAGCGGCAGTTTCTAATAAAGAATTGAATAAACTTTGCATTTTCGTCACCAACCTTTTACCCAAGGGACTGATCTGAATGGACCCGGGTCAAGCCATCCGGTGTGGCCCCTTTCTTGGTACAATTATAGTGTACCACATTTTATAGTACATATGTTGCTATAGAACATTGTAACCGCGCAAAAATTGCTACATTGACCCCTCCGGTGCTATAGATATGGGTACTAGCAGATTGCACAAAATTTT